GGAAACCGGCCCGATTTTTCTAAAAGGAGAAGGTCATGATAAAAACGATTAAACTCGGTCCGGATAGCGAGCTTACGCTTTCCAATAATTTAGCCTGGGCGATGATCTATAAGGATCAGTTCGGACATGATATCGTTCCGGACATTATGCCTGTATTATCAGCATTCACCAAGTTATTAGGCGAGCTCTACCAGAAGAAGACGACAGATCTGGGCGAGCTGCTTAAGAGCATTGATGGTGACATTCTGAACGATGCCCTGATAGAACTCTGCGGAGTTCAGTTCGTGGATTTTATCAACCTTACCTGGGCAATGGCAAAGGCATATGACGATGATATCGAGGATCCTAAGCTCTGGATCCGTAAGTTCGACGAGTTCCCTGTGGATATTGTAGGCCCGGCAGTATTTGAGCTCATTACTAAAGGATTAATCAGCTCAAAAAACTTAGAGAGCCTTCGGGGGACGCCGAAGGCGATATCTCAATAGAAATGATTATACTCGCAGGAATTGACCGAGGTCTGTCTTATGAGGCCATCCAAAAGATGACAATAGGTCAGGTCGTGGATTTCTGTATCGAATATAACAACAGACAGAAGGCCGAAGTGAAGCCGAGGAAAGCGACTCAGGCTGACATAGACGCCTTCTTTGGAGGTTATTAATGGCGTCAACAGTTAAAGGTATCACCATAGAATTTAGAGGCGATACCACTAAACTTTCAAAAGCAATAAATACAGTACGAGCCGAGGCGAGAAATTTCGACAAAGAGATCTCCGCCATTGAACGTGATCTGAAGTTTAATCCGAAGAACGTCGAGCTTCTTAAGCAGAAAATAACCGTTCTTAATCAGGCAGCAGAAAGCGGCGAGAAGAACATCCTCGAGATGAAAAAAGCCCTGGAACAGATGAGGGCTAAAAACGTCGACGAGACAAGTGCCGAATACAGGGAACTCGAGCGTGAGATCATAAAAGCCGAAAGTAAGCAGAAAAGCTACAATGCCGAACTGAACAAACTTAAAGGTGCTGCGTCGTCGCTCGGCCAGGCTGCTTCGAAGATGTCGGAATTTGGTAACAAAGCGACTGCGGCAGGGGAGGCTCTTAAAGGCGTATCAATGGCAGCGGCAGGTATAGACGTCGCTCTTGCTGGTCTTGCTTATAAGTCCGGACAGGCTGCGGATGATTTAACTACTCTGTCGAAGGTTACCGGGATCTCCGTTCTCGAACTACAGAAGTACAAAGCCGCAGCAGACCTGGTCGATGTATCTGTTGAGACAATAGCCAAATCTCAGAAGAAGATGAAGGCTTCGATGTACTCCGCAGCTCAGGGAACCAAATCGACCTCCGATGCGTTCGCCAAGTTAGGTGTAAACGTAACAGATGTCAACGGTGAGCTGAGATCTCAGGACGACGTATTCACAGAGACTATTGCTGCACTCGGACAGATGGAGAATGAGACCGAACGTGATGCAATTGCTATGCAGATCTTCGGCAAGTCCGCCTCCGAACTGAATCCGCTCATTGAGGACGCAGGAGAGACTTATAAGAGAGTTGCGGACGTATTTGCGAGCAATGGCCTCGAGCTTGTAGACGAGGAAACGCTACAGAAAGCAAACGAGTTCAACGATAGCCTGGACGAGATAAAGGCTACCTGGGGAGCAGCTATAAATACTATCGGTATGCAGCTCGCAGGATATCTTGCTCCGGCTATGGAGAAGGTCGCTGGCTTTATGGAAAAAGTTGCGGGCTGGTTATCGCAATTGTCTCCTGAAACGCTGGCGATCATCGGAACTATTGCGGGCGTCGTTGCTGCACTTGCTCCGGTCCTTATCGTAGTCGGCAAACTGGCATTCGCTATTTCGTCAATCATGTCGTTAATGGCTACCATCGGTCCGGTTATCGGTGGAGTATTAGCAGCCGCAGCTCCGGTCGTTGGAGTTATCGCTGCTATCATCGCCGTTGGAGTTCTGCTCTATAGGAATTGGGACACCATAAAAGAAAAAGCGGTGATTCTGAAAGACTGGGTAGTTGAGAAGTTCACGATGTTAAAGGATAGAGTCGTGGCGATAGGTCAGGCGATAGGCTATGCACTCACTCATCCTATAGACACGGCATTCGCTTTCATACAGGCCATAATAGAAAAAATAAAAGGTCTGTTCAGCAACTTGAATATTCAGCTGCCGCACATCAGTCTTCCGCACTTCTCGATTAGTCCTCCCGGATGGAAGATCTCAGATCTATTAAAGGGCGTCATTCCTTCACTCGGTATTCAATGGTATAAGAACGGCGGTATCTTCAATTCGCCGACAGTCCTTACCGGAGTAGGAGAAGCCGGAGCTGAGGCAGTTCTTCCTCTTAAGAAGTTATGGGAAGAGATGGATAGACGATTCACAGGCGAGACGATCATAAACATCAACGCCACACCTAATATGGACGTGAACGCTTTAGCTGATGCAGTCCAGAGACGAATCATCGAGTTAGAGAACAGGAGAAAAATGGCATGGATTTAACAGTTACTAATTTCAAAGGCTTTACTTTCGACAGTAAGAGCTCAAAAGACTTCGGTGTATATCTGACAGGCGTGACTGTGTTCGATGCTCCTGTAAGAGATGTCGAGATGATAACGATACCCGGCAGAAATGGAACATATGCACGTGATGGAGGTAGATTCGACAATATCGAGGTCAAGTTCAGAGCATCAGCCGTAGGAGACGATCAGACCGACTTTGCGACTGGGATCTCCAATTTAAGAAATTATCTTTGCTCGAAAACCGGATACAAACGTCTTGAAGATGAGTATAATCCCGACGAGTACAGAATGGCGGTCTATAAGAGCGGGCTGGAAGTTTCTCCCATCTTATTAGAGAAGGGGACATTCGATATTACCTTCGACTGCAAACCGCAGAGATTTTTGAAGAGCGGCGAAACTGCGACATCGGTGGCGAATAATGGGACGATATCTAATCCGACGTTATTCGATTCGCATCCGTTGCTTCAGTTCACGTCGAATGGTAGTGCTGGAACGATTAATCTCGGGACGCAGCAGATAAAGGTCCTTAATGCCATATTAGGTATGACCGACTTAGATCTGTCGATAGCGTCTTCATCCGCTTCGGGATATGTTATCGTCGACGTTGCGACTATCAACAACACAGGCGTTTATAATACAGGCGATACGATCACGTTTAGAGGAGCTGGAGCCTCCTTCCATTTTTATGGGCAAACGGCAAATGCCTCTGTATCAAACGTAAATGGTTTGACATACGACCTGAAGAAGTCTTCGAGTGCTGTCCGTCTCAATTTATCACAGACAGATGCAACATTCACCGCCGGAACATCAGCGACAGTCAGCAAGACCATCGATTTAACGATGGTGAAGTCAGGCAGCACAACAGAAACAAAGACCATCACGCTCGAGCTCGTATATAACGGCTCATCAACTATCACAGCGAGATGGAAATATGGAGCGTTTACAAATTGGACATTGAGGGCGGCAACAGATACTGGAAACTATTCCGGAACAGTCGACTCAACCAAGAACGCTCTGTCCGGAACGATCTACATCGACCTTGATATCGGCGAAGCATATAAGATCGATTCAGGCAATACCGTCTCGCTTAACAACTTCGTAAATCTCGGCGGTGAGCTTCCAGTATTACCTCCGGGCAGTACGACCGTAACATATACGAACGTTTCAAACTTTAAGATCACGCCGAGGTGGTGGACAGTATGATCCCGATTTTATTTGAAGCAAACGAGACTGCATTCGCTGATAATGGTATCGGTCGTCTTCGTGACTGCCTTTCGTGTATCGTAACAGAAGAACGGAACGGCATATATGAGTGCGATTTTGAATATCCTGTCAACGGTGCAAATTACGACAAGATTACCTGCGGACGTATCGTGGGCGTAACTCACGACGAGACAGGTGACATCCAGCCGTTTACGATCGTTTCGTACTCGAAGCCGATAAATGGTATCGTGTCGTTCCATTGCACACACATCTCATACAGGCAGAGTCAGATGACAGTCGCTGGAACTCAAATCAGTTCACTTGCCGACGCTTTTACTATGCTCGGTAATGCGACTCCGACTAATCCGTTCACATACGAGACGGATATTACTTCATCCGCTTATATGGCCGCCGCTGACGGAACGCCCAGAAGTGTCCGCCAGATGTTAGGAGGCGTTCAGGGCTCGATTTTGGACGCTTACGGCGGCGAATTTGAGTGGGATAAGTTTCGGGTCATTCTGCACTCTGCTCGTGGCCAGATGCGTGATTTTGCGATCCGCTACGGCGTTAACTTATTAGATTACAATGACGATACAGACTATCAGTCGACATTTACATCATGTATTCCATTCTATAATGGAGACTCTTTGCTGGTCGGTAACCAGGTCACACTCGGGACAACAGGATTTAACGGATATGATATCTGCGTTCCGCTGGATCTGACCGACAAGTTCGAGAGCGAACCCACTACGGCTCAGCTCGAAGCAAAGGCTCTTTCATATATGCAGAGTAATCAGACAAATCTTCCGGCGCAGTCGATTTCGGTCGATTTCGTTCGCCTGGCTGATATGGGCGAGTTCTCTGCGTTCCAGGATCTTCTTAAGTGCAGCTTATGTGACACGATAACGGTAATCTTCCCGATGTATAACGTGTCCGCTAACTTCAAGATCGTCAAAACGATATGGAATGTGCTGCGTGGATCCTACGAAGGAATGGAACTCGGTACGCTCGCAACGACCTTATCTGAGGCTCTTGGTATCGGTGAGAGTTTCGGCAGCTCATCCGGATCCGGAGGCGGTTCGGGACTTGACTATATCACCGAAGAGGGAACTGAAGGTATATGGACATATCGAGTATGGGCAAGCGGTGTCGCTGAGTGCTGGGGAACGCTTGAAGAATCCATCACGGGATGGTCAGCGTGGGGCAACCTCTACGAAGGAACGGCCTCAACACATACGGCAACATATCCGAACGGTCTCTTCTCGTCAGCTCCTGAGTTCTTTGCGAACAGTAAAGGAACGTCAAACGGCATCCTCGTCGAGACGTATGGAGCAGGATCCTCAACGACTACGCCGAGCGTATATGCAGTACGACCGAACAACTCCGGTTCGACCGGAACTTATAAGTTCAGCTTATATGCAATAGGCGGCGGATCCATGACGAGAGACGTTAATTTAATGCAGAGCGGCGACGTTCTGATATTAACATAAGGAGAGATTATGTCAGTAGATATCTTATTGAAAGACATTGAATGGGATGGAGTCAACAAAATAAGGGTACCGCTTGAAGGTGGAGGGACGCAAGACTTTACCATTGGCGGCGGAGTTACTCCGACAGGAAATATCGACATCACACAAAGCGGCGTTACTGATGTCACAAACTATGCGACCGCAACCGTCCCACAAGGCGACCCTTGGGTAATGATGGCGAATACGACCTTCTATACAAGCGGAGGCCAACGCAAATGGAAAACCTATCCAAAAGTCGAAGTCTCTGTCAGCGATGGAGACACAGCGGGCTTCATAGGTGATGGCTTCTCAAAATTGGGAGACCCCTTCGACACATATGCACTCGCCTCGGGAACAACTATTACCCCGACGACGAACTCGCAAGTCATCGGTGGATCGAATGTTATGATGGAGGGAGCGGTCACAGTCAATCCCATACCGAGTCAATACATCGTACCCTCGGGGACAACGACGCTAACATCGAACACGATAACAGGCCTCGGGTATCTCGTCAAGAATTACGAACGAGCGGTCGTCAATGTATGTATCGAATTCAGCGTCGCCAATGACTACACCGTTCTATGTAATCGAACCTGGCAAGGATGCTACGACGCAATAACAGACGACGCATACGATATCATCGTGAAATATAACGGAGTGACATACGGAGGGAGTGCCTACGGCTTCGACACGAACACAGGCGAACTTCACTTCGTGGTATTTGAGACACCATCCAATGGAGTCTGCTCGCCATTATTTGACATTTACTATCCATACACGGGAGACCCCTACTATGTCAGCCCGTCACACATACTCGGAACGGAAGGCACACCCACCGCAACGAAGGGAGCAGTCAATAACCACGCAATCGCAGTCACGCCTTCAGTCACAAACTCGGGAGGGTTTATCTCGGGAGGCACACACACAGGAACGGCAGTCAACATCACCGCAGGCGAACTCGTGAGCGGATCGGAAACCAAGACAACGAACGGGACATACGATGTCTCCAACCTCGCGACTTTGGTAGTCGACGTTAACCCGAATTTACAGACCAAAACAAAGACATATACACCGTCATCCTATCAGCAAGAAGAAATAATTTCAGCCGACAACGGCTACGATGGACTTTTAGCAGTAGCAGTCACAGTCGAGCGCGTGGCGGGCTTGACTCTCCCGGTCGGGCCTTCATTGTCATATACGGGAACGCGCAAGGCGAAGATATACCAATCCAATTCAACGCAATATTGGAATATCGGTGTAGGGTATCACAATTCGGCCGAATACTATGAAGTGCCTCCGCTTTTAGTTGATACGAAGAACATCACGCAAAACGGCACATATAATGCAATCGACGACGATCTCGACGGATACTCCTCGGTCACAGTAAATGTCTCGCCTACACTCGTCAATTATGCGATTCGCCCCGATGCAACACTCGTGCAAAAATATACCTATGATAAATATATGCACGCAGACGAGAACATCACGATCCCGTCCTATTCGACATCAGCGCAGACGATAAAGGCGGGGGCAACAATAGGCACAATAACACTCGACAGAGACAATTATTTTTATTATGTCGTAGAGAGGATGCTCACGATCCCGACCTATTCCATTACTACGAAAGGCAAGGGAAGATGCGAGTATCATATGGGCGTACATGTCTATGAAGTCATAGATATACCAGGAAGCACCATACACGCACTAGTTGATACATCAAAATACTACACGACCAGACTGAACGCAGTATCTACGGCTTCCGCATCATATAGGGAAGTGTACTACTCCGGCTCAAGCACATTAACAACAGTATCAACTCAAGCATATGGAACTTGCCAGGCTGCAATGGCTCCGAGTATTTCGAGCGGTGTATTGACCATCAACTCCCCGACAGTTACGGAGAGAGGTTCAACATCTTACTTCACGAGCACATATGCTAACGCAGTCACCGATATAAGAGCACAGTATGTCATAGAAGTCTACAAAGCACCGAAAAACAACCTCAATATTGAGGGATGGAGTCATCAGCAATCAATACA